ATATTTTCTAATTTTTGAGGCCTATCATCATTATCATTAAGTCTGGTTAAATTAGTCTGGTTAATATTAGTCTGGTTAGTTGGCAAATTTTGCGTCTCCGTACAGGCAAATTCTGCGTGTGTGTGACGCAAATTTTGCGTCTCCGTACAGGCAAATTCTGCGTGTACGTTCTTTTTTGCTTCAGATACTCTATTCACATAAATTTTATTAGTTGAGTTAAACTGTCTACTTTCAAATATTAAGTGATAGTCGTTTAATTCTTTCTTGTAAGCGGTTATTGATCTTTCAGAGCAACCCATCGCTTCTGAAAGTAACTTGACCGAGAAGTTGCAATAGATACCATTTTCATCATGCCAGCCGTTCTTTTGCGACTGGCCCCACTTATCACGCAAGATCGCGTATAAGACCTTAGCACCGATTGACAACCCCTTGAAACATTCATCAAATAACTCTTGAGGGAGTTTGTAAAACATTTCAAAATCTTTGTAATCGTCTATTTTTAATGCCATCTTTCTCCTTTCTATATGATTTAAAATCATATGAGATTTTAAATTTAAACCCCCAGAAGATCGCTGGCGGTTGTGCCTAAAACTTTGCAAAGTTTCAAAAGATGCTCACCCTTAATGGTCGTGATATCTCGCTCCCATGCCCCTATGGTTTGGGTAGTTACTCCAACCGCTTCAGCAAGTTCGCTTTGCTTCATTTTGTTGTTTCTAGCTCGCAATTCTGCGATAGTCACTTTTGGCTGACCCATTCTGTTACTCCTTTCTTCATATGATTTAAAATCATATATTTGATTTATGAGTCCATTATATATGATCCAAAATCATATGTCAATAGTTTTTTTGATTTATTTTCATATTTTTTTAAAATATTTATTATTTTATTTGATTTTAAATCATATCTTCTATATAATGTAATTGTAAATAGTAAGGAGAAGAAGTTATGGCTAACAAGGAGTTACACCCAGAAATAGGGCAAAGAATAAAAGAATTGCGTGAATTGAGAGGAATGGAACAAATTGAGTTAGCTTGGGAACTTGGGTATAAGTCACAAAGCACAATATCAAAGTGGGAAAGCGGTGTGAACCTACCAACAGGAAAGAAATTGATTGAGCTGGCTCAAGTACTAGATGTATCTACTAACGAAATATTAGGTATGGAAGATACACCATACACAGAAACAGACCTGCGCAAGTTAGCCGAAAGCGCAAAGACTTTCGACGGTAAGCCACTAACAGAAAGCGATATCGTGGCTATACAGAATATTATCGAGGGGTATCTAAAAGGCAGATTATGACGATAGAAGAAATATGCGATAGCGAGGGAGTCACCCTTGCTTACTTTGATAACGAATTATGGCCACGGCCAGGAATGATAATCTCAGATATGAGGATTATCTTCGTTAACAAATCACTAACTAGAGAGGCCCAGAAAAGGGTCATATTGCACGAATTAGGCCACCTAGACCATACAGAGTCCAATTACACTATCAACCCGATAAAGTGCGAGAATGAAGCCAACCGGGCAATGATACACGCGCTTTTAAGAGAGGAGCTGGAAAGAGTAGATAAGGAAGATTTTAACTATTTGAATTTCATGGAAAGACACAAACTTAAATCAGTAACCGATGAGCTTATGGTTATTGATGAATTTTATAGGCTAGTGGGATAGCCGGGAGGAAAAATATGAAAAAGGTAACATTTGCAGCAGTAGCAATACTAACTCTATTTATTGCTGGGTGCAGTCAAAACGAAGAATCTGAACCAAGTCAAGAAGAAACAACCGAGCAAGTAGCTACAGAGCAAAGCTCAGAGAAAACGCAAAAAGAAAAAGCCTGGGAGTTGGTGGACAAAGCCAAGGCCAAAGCCAAGGAAGAAAACCAAGGCGAGGAAAAATATAAAATGGCTACTGGACGGGTAAGTAAGACTAGACCGCTACTGGATCAGTTTGCGAACTCTTACAAGCAATGGCTTGACTCAAGTCAAATGGACGTGTACTATCGTAGCGATGGTATGGCTGTAGTGCTACCCGTGGCATCGTCTGAATTGACAAATGACCAGCTACACCAAACTGTGGACGGATTGCTGAAAATTAAAAATGACGTGGAAAAGACTTACAAAATAACCGACAAAGATTTTACAGCACCGCCCGTATATGTATTTGATAAAGATGAAAACCGCCTTGCTTACGAGCAAAACGGCGCGATGGTTTACGATAAATAAAAAAAGCCCCACGCTCTCAAAGTTTGGCGACTTAAAGCGTGAGGCAGTCAAGATAAAGAAAGGTTTCAAAATGAATATTTTGAAAGGTGTCTTTCTGTACTCTATTTTATCAAAAAAGGAGTATAGAAACAATGGATAAGATCAATAAAGTCGCTCTATATGTGCGCGTGTCTACAACTTCTCAATTGGAAGAAGGCTACTCGATAGAAGAACAAAAGGCAAAGCTGGAGAGCTACTGCGATATAAAAGACTGGCACGTTTACAAAGTATATACAGACGGAGGCTTCTCCGGCTCTACAACTGAGCGCCCAGCACTTGAGCAATTGATAAAAGATGCCCAGAGCAAGCTATTTGATACAGTGCTAGTATACAAACTGGACCGTTTGAGTCGTAGCCAAAAGGACACTCTATATTTAATCGAGGATATTTTTTTAAAAAATAATATCGAATTTGTGAGCCTGCTCGAAAACTTTGACACGTCTACACCTTTTGGACGGGCCGTTATAGGTTTATTATCAGTATTCGCTCAGCTAGAGCGCGAGCAGATCAAAGAGCGTATGCAATTAGGCAAGCTGGGCCGGGCCAAGGCTGGAAAGTCTATGATGTGGGCTAAAACCTCCTACGGGTACAACTACGACAAAGAAACAGGATCAATGACTGTTAACGAGTATGAAGCGCTGGCAGTTAAAGAAATATTTACTTCTTACTTGGCCGGTATGTCTATCACTAAATTAAGAGACAAGATAAACGGGGAATACCCCAAACAACCAGCATGGAGCTATCGTACAATTAGAGGAATACTAGCCAATCCTGTATATTGTGGTTTAAATCAATACAAGGGCCAGACATTCCAAGGCACACACAAGGCTATAATCTCGCTAGATGATTTTGAGCAAACGCAAAGAGAGCTGGCCAAACGGCAGCAGACAGCCAAAGAACTGTCGAACCCTCGACCATTCCAGGCTAAATATATGCTATCTGGGCTGGCACAATGTGGATATTGTCACGCGCCCCTTAAAGTTATTTTAGGGGCTGTGAGAAAAGACGGTACACGATTTAAGCGGTACGAGTGCTACCAAAGACACCCGCGAAAGACAAGGGGTGTCACGGTCTACAATGACAATAAAAAGTGTGAGTCCGGATACTATGACATGGATCTATTAGAGCATTATGTTCTAACTCGCATCGCCCAGCTACAAAACGACCCAGACAAGATAAAAGAACTATTTTCGGACGATACAAGCCCAGCGGTTGACAAGCAAGCAATCCAGAAGCAGATAGACAGCCTAACTCTAAAACTTAGCAAGCTGAACGATCTATACTTGGACGATAGGATCACGCTGGACGAATTAAGAGCTAAGTCTTCAGATTTCATCAAGCAAAGGGCTGCCCTGGAAGAAGAAATAAAAAAAGCCTCGACTGATAAGCAAGCAGGCAAAAGAAAGAAGATTGAAAAGCTATTAGATGCTAGTAGTGTACTGGATATGTCCTATGATAATCAAAAAGTTATTATCAGAGAGCTGATTGACAAGGTGCAAGTCACTTCTGACAAGATAGTGATACGCTGGAAAATTTGATAAATTTGGTTACGCTATTTTCAATCAGTGTAAAGGCTTTAACCTTATAGGTTTTTAATGTTTTCATAAATGAACCTCCATATTTTGATAAATCGGCAGCAACATGGCTGCATAGAGTAAGACAATCACAAGAGCCACAAAGACAAACACCAAGGGTTGTATCACATTCATGGCCTTGTGAACCCGACGAAAGAAATCTTCCCATGTTTTTTCAGCGTAGATCTCTAGCTCACTTCCGAGCTTTGATTTGACTTCACCGTATTCAATCATAAGGGACAATTCTTTTTTGAAAAAAGAATACCCCCTGACCGTCTCTGAAAAGGACTGGCCACGATCTAAAGAAAGAGCTAAGTCCCTTCCAATTTCCTGAAAAAGCTGGGATTTTTGCCCCTGCATCATGGAAAAAATCTGAGACAATTCCAATCCTTGTCCAATCAGATTACCCCATTCTCTGGCATAATAGGCTGTCAAATAAGCTTGAATCATGCCTTTCCCGAAAGGCAGATGAGACAAGGTTCTAAAAACCTTGATCTTGCCTGACTTTCGATAATAGAGAAAGCTGAGTAAGAAGAAGATCACCAGTCCCGCTCCTAAGGCCAAAAAGAGTTGGGGGAAGGAACTGATCAATTGCGTCCCAATATTTTGAGCATCCATTTGAGGGAGCAAATAATTGCGCAAGCCTAGCATAATCAGAACCAAAAATCCAAGCAAGATAAGAGGATAAGTGCTGACCTCAATCAGCTTTTTCTTGACCTTGCACATGTTTTCTAAGTAAGCACTGATTTTCTCCAAGCTCAATGCAAGATTGCCATGGAGCTCAGCGAGAGACAGCTGTGTCGTGACCGCATCTGAAAAACCGATCCCCGCCATCATATCTGAGAAACTCTTCCCACGAGAGAGATCTTCCCGCATCTGAGAAACCAACCGACTCTCCACTAGGTGGGAGCGACCCAGAAAATCGACGATCTCAGACAGATGAAAACCACTCGAATAAAGATTCA